GGTACAACACAATTCGGCAAAACAATTAACAACAATCCAGAGAAATATTTCACACCAGAAATATTAGATAAATTAAACGAAGCAGCTAAACAAGAATTTTTATATGGCAACGAGATTAGAACAGACGATACTGAAGAATCTGACAACGAATGAAACGTTCACCAGAAAAGTATTACCTTACATAAAACCAGATTTTTTTCAAGAAAGAGATGAAAAGTATCTTTTCGAAGAGATACGAGATTACTTTTTAAAGTATAAATCTCTTCCAACTCCTGAAGCATTAATTATTGATCTTGATGAAAAAGATAATGTTGATTCCCAATTACTTTCAGAAACAACAAACCTTATTCAAGACATCAAAAGTGATAAATCTACCACACCCGATAACTGGTTGGTTGACGCAACAGAAAATTGGTGTAAGGATAGGGCGGTATATAATGGAGTCATGGATGCGATTAGTATCATCCAAGATAAAGAAGGTAGTAAGGGTGAGATTCCTGACATATTGAAGAATGCTTTATCTGTATCTTTTGATACAAATATCGGACACGATTTCTTAGACGATTGGGAACCTAGATTTGACTATTATCATACCACAGAGGAAAAGGTTTCATTTGATTTAGAATTGTTTAATAAAATTACAAAGGGTGGTTTATCAAATAAAACTTTGAATATTTGTATGGCAGGTACGGGTGTAGGTAAATCTTTGTTTATGTGTCACTGTGCAGCTGGTGCATTATCACAGGGGAAAAATGTATTATACGTTACATTAGAAATGGCAGAGGAAAAGATTGCTGAACGGATAGATGCTAATTTATTAGATGTATCGATTAATGAGATACAAGATTTACCGAAAGCAATGTATGAGAAAAAGGTTGAAAGAATTCGTGAAAAAACAAAGGGGAAATTGATTATAAAAGAATACCCCACAGCTTCTGCCCATGTAGGTCATTTCAGACACTTATTACAAGAATTAGATTTAAAGAGAAGCTTTAAACCTGATATAATATTTGTTGATTATCTTAACATATGTGCATCATTCAGAGTCAGGGCTGGTAATTTAAACATGTATACTTATGTAAAAAGTATTGCAGAAGAGTTAAGAGGATTGGCCGTTGAATTTGATGTTCCAATTTTGTCAGCAACTCAAACAAATAGGGCTGGTTTCGTATCAACTGATATTGGGTTAGAAGATACATCAGAATCGTTTGGATTACCAGCTACTGCTGATTTTATGTTTGCATTAATTTCTACAGAAGAATTACAAGAATTGGATCAGATAATGATTAAACAATTAAAGAATAGATATAATGACCCAAGCTTTCATAGGAGGTTTGTTGTAGGAGTTGATAGGTCTAAGATGAGATTGTATGATTGTGAACAAGCAGCACAAGATGAGTTGGTTGATATAGGGCCTGTGATGGATAATACAAAGGTTGGTGAAAGAATTAACGCAGAAAAAATAGAGGACTTTAAGTATGGGTAGTTATGTAGAGTGGAAAGAAAAATGTGTAGATTGGCAAGAAGAGAAAGTGGGAGACTTACAGTTTTATTTTGATTTAAGTGAGTTACAGATGCTTTGGATATCATTTTTCTTGGGTGCATTTCTTGTATGGATATTTTAACTTGACAAAGTAGGTACACTTTTGTTATGATCATAACATGATGAAGAATAAAATACGAAGAATATTTTTAGATATGGACGGAGTTCTTGCTGATTTTGAAAAAGGAGTTAGTAAAGAGCTCGGAGTTGATATCTCTAATAACGAACATGGACATTATGTTTATGATGATAACAAGGAAGAATTGACTGCTAAGCATCTATTCAGAAATTTAGAACCTATGCCAGATATGTGGAAATTACTAGGATTTGTTAATAATCTAGGTATCCATACTGAGGTTTTATCTGCAGCAGGCTCAATTAATCGTGAAATTGTTGTAAACGATAAAATTGATTGGGTGAAAGAACATGTACATCCATATTGGATTACGACTTGTACATTTAATGGAAGTCAAAAAGCTGCATTTGCACATCCCAAAGCTATATTGATTGATGACCGAGATAAAAACATTAATGCTTGGATAGATGCGGGTGGAATAGGAATTCTACACACTTCTGCAGAAAATACTATAAGTAAGTTAAATGGAATACTCGAAAATAAATAAGGATGGTATTTTAAAAAGAAAGGTTGTTATGCAACTTCTTAATAAAAAAGTTGAAATGAAAAAGGAACTCATTTCACTAAAAAAACTACACGAAAACGAGACGCGACAAAAAGAGTTATTAGAATCAATAATTTCTATTGATGAATTTATCACTCATCATAAAATCCAAAAGTAAAAAAACATAAATACTGTACATGAAGACATTCAGTCAAATGCTACAGGAATTTCCCCATGATGATAAGTTGGATAAACTTCGTCATGCCACAGTTTTAAGTCCTAAAAGACAAAAACAACTATCCATCCCTCTCGTTCATTTTGAAGATTTTGATTATGAGATATGGCAAAATCAATATCCACCTTCTAACACTTCTCTTGAAACTTTTAATGAATTAAAAAATCTTCAATCATTACAACATCAACGCGATGATGCAACAGAAGATATGATAACTCAAGATAAAGACATCATTGGTTCTTTTACAAAGTATCTAGATGAACATGAGTTAGAAGTCGATATGGAAAGACTTAAAGAAGTGTATGAAGAGTCTGGTGCTATTATATTGTCACTTAAACGGTTTTATAGTAGACCAAGACCAAAGAAACTTGCAAAGAGTTTGGGTATAGAGCTAACAGAATTTCAATTAAAAACTTCTAAGACACCATCATATCCTTCAGGACATGCTGTACAGGGTAGACTACTAGGTAAACTGATAGCTGATGAAGTACCATTAGAACACAGAGCTAATATACTTGACATTGCTGAACGAATAGGGTATTATAGACAAGTAGCTGGAGCACATTATGGTTCAGATACAGTTTTTGGACATAGATTAGCAGATGAACTTTATAGAACAGTAAAAATACCAGTGGAGTTGGGAGAAATGACACAAGTAGCATTACAACAAAGAATAGCTGATGCAGATGTTGGTTTAGATATACATTCGCAATCAAAAAGAATAGCTAATACAGGTGATTTATCAAATGCAGAATTTGTAAAAGTACTTAAAGACAAATTAGATGCTAAGAGTATAAAAATTATTAATCCTTCTACAGGAAAAAATAAGAGTAGAGTATTTGATATGTTTGAGTTTGAAATGGAAGATGATGATAGACTATATGATGTGACATTGGCAGGTAAAGTTGCTGGTAGAAGTTCAAAAGGAACATCAGATAACGAAACATCATTCTTACTTGTTTTAGCCGCGAGACATGCTGGCGCAAAAGATGATCCAGAAGATATAGGGATTAAAATGATAGACCCAAAGGTTTATGGTAAAGTATCTAACGGAAAAGGAATAATAGGAGAAGAACAGGCTAAAAAATTATTAGCTTATCTAGAAAATAATGAAAGTTGGTATATTTCACATAGATCACAAGTTAATGTATTACTTAAAGCAATAGGTAAAAAGATTCCGAAATTATATGTAAAAGATGACAGTTCATTAGATGTCAATACACAAGCAGTTGAATTATATCAACAAGCTTTTGGTATCAGTATAGCTAGGTCTTTAGATAAATGGAATCCTGCAGATGTATGGTTGTATTATGATTCAAAAGTTCCTGAACATACTAGTTTAACAGCTCTGAATATGTATATGTATTATTCAATTAAATCTACACAAGGTGTTATAGGCATATCCCTTAAAAAGGGTTCAGGGATTTTAGGGTATAAAAATTATCACGAACCTGATAAAATAGATTTAAAGAAAGTAAATTTAAAAATGTCAGCTTTAGGTTCATTATCAGGCACATTAGCATTTGTAGGTGACGGTGTTGATGATATGAGTTTAATATTTAGAATATTTAATGCTAAAGATACAGGTAATATTAGAGGTGAAGGTGAGAAGAAAGGAGCTGAAGCTGTTCAAGGTAAAGTAGCCTTAGATTTATTAGATACATTTACAGGTCAAGTATGGAAAAATAAAATAACTGGTGCTGGTGGGCCTGGTATAATAGAACTAGATAAAAAGGGTAAATGGCAATTTACAACAGCCGGAAAGAAAAAATTTAAAACAGCTAAAGTAAATTGGACAGTAACTTCTAGACGAAGAAATTTAATATTTGCAAGAGGTGCTAATAAAAGAAATCATACTAATGCATTTAGAAGTGAAAAGACATTTTTAACATGGTTAGATAAACAAGATAAATTAGAGAATGAGGCCAAGGCTTGGGTTAATTCTAAATTTCAAGTATTAGAATTATTTACTAATTTAAATAGTATGAAAGCTCAAGATGAAAAGAAATTAGCATTCGCTTTATTAAAATACGCGAAGTCTGAATCAGAATGGTCATCAGCACATTTAAAGTTAGAATAATATGGAATTTTTAACAGAAGCAGCAGGTAAGAATTTACACCTAGAACATCTTGAAGATGAAATACTCAACTTCGGGATTGCGGGTGGTCGTGGAGCTATAAATTTTTTACAGTCATTAAGAGACATGT